TTTTTACTGGAACCATTTCCGATATAAACCTGATAGGCTTCATTGCCTATGTAAACCAACCCTTTCGCACCCCAAATGGCATACAGTGTCACATTACCGGAAGGCTTGTACGAACCGGTCGTGCCGGATGTCGCAGAGGCACTTGTTGCCCAGCCCATAAAGTCGTAGCCGTCCCTTGTGGGTGTCGGCAGCGTCACTGAAGCCGTAGTGGTGCTGCTGGAATAAATGGCATACAGCGACAATGCGGCATTGGTGGTGTATGATGCACCGGAAGCATAACTGGTACCCGTACCACTGGAATTCGTGTTCCATGTACTGAAGGTATACGAGGTTGTTCGTTTTGCCGTCAACGTGGATGAAGAACAGGTGCCACCATTGGCATCGAGCGTGACCGTATAGCTGCCCGGAGAGGTCGACGCTTTGGTGGGCTTGGTAGTACTCAGTGTCAGTGCTGTGCCGTGTGTCTTGTACTGGGTACTGGGAGCGCCGGTACCGCCGTTGGCATTGTAGCTGACCGCATAGGTTTTGACAGAGTAGGTCGCCACTGCGGATGGGCTGAGATTTCCCGCAGTGGTGTAGTACATATCACTGTTGCTCTTGGTGTACAAGAACAGATAATAATAGGTACCCTGACTGAAAGTGCCACTGAAGTCAAAAGTAATGGTGCCATAGGACGTAGAAGCGTAAGTCGAACTTGCCTCACTGCCAATAGCATTATTACGGAAAGTGCTTGCTGTATCACTGCTACTACTATCGGTATAAGTAGTTCTCAAACTACCATACAGCGTACCGGCATTTGAGTTGGCCTTATACACCTTAAAGGACACACTCAGTTTGCTGATACTACCTATGCTGGTAGAACTGGGGGTCTTAATTCTAAGACAGATGGTGTACTTGTTATTGCCGCTGGGGTTCGATGCGATATACAGCGAAGCACCGGTACTGGAACCGATACTAGAAAAACCGCTACTTGGAAACCATGTTGCTGACTGTCGGTTTCTCCAGCCGTCTACTGTTGCATTCATCGTTGCCATGGTTTACACCTTCTTGAAAAAGAGTCTGCCTGCAGTGGCAGTACTGGGAAGGCTTGTTCCATACTGATTGGAACTGAGAATGGTAGCACCAGCAGCCAGAAGATTCTTCAGACCGGTTGCACCATCCGTTGCGCCGGTACCTCCCTTGGCGATGGTCACCGTAGCACCCAGTTTTGCCATCGTGACAGATCCATCTGCCATTTTTGCCGTGGTAACTGCTGCATCAGCAATCTTTGCGGTCTCGACGGCAGAAGCACCCAGCTTTGCAGCTGTGACGGAGGTTGCCCCCAACTTATCCGTGGTGACCGCACCAGAAGCCAAAGCCACCGTACCGACTGCGCCGTCAGCAATCTTTGCTGCGGTAACGGCATCGTCTGCGATCTTGTCTGTGGATACTGCACCGGTTGCGATTTTGCCGTTGGTGACTGCATTGCTGGCGATCTTTCCGGTGACCACACAACCAGAGCCAAGCATCTCACTTGTAATGATGGGGATACGAACAGCTGCACTGCCTGCGTGGGAATAGATGGATGCAATGCCGGAAGTTCCCATGGCCAGTGTGCAGAGTGCAAACTGGTACACTGTGCCGGTGCCATTGACATCCTCTTGGTTTAATGCAGAAAATCCAGTAGCCGTGGTGGCATACTGGATCTGAAAATCTGCCTGCTCAAACACCTCCGCTGTGGCTGCTTTGGTCAGGTCGATGGTGATCAAAACACGGGCATAGCCAGTTGTTGCACCACTGACAATGACCGTGGTGTTGGCAGTCAACTTCATCTCCCGGCCTGCGATCAGCAAGTATCCGGGAGTGATAACCAGCGAGGTTCCGCTGAAGGAAAGTTCGCAGCCAGACATGATGCCATCCACAATGACGCACTGGAACAGATGCCCGTGATCTTTTGCGGTTACTGTCTGGTTGTCAAAGTTGATGCCATGAATGTTTGAACTCATATATTCGCTCCTTTCAAGCGTTCCGTCAGCGTGGTCGCCAACTCACCGCTTTTGTAGTAGAATCGGTTATCATCGGAGGAGATGCCGATGTAGGAAACATAAGAGGACATGAGGCCGCCATCCAGCCGCAGAACGACTGTATCGTAGAGGCTGTATTCCTTGGTGCTTCTCCACTCGATTTTGTGGGAATTGGAATTCTGGGAAAACAAGTCCTGGACACGTTCCTCCAAATCCGCATATTCATCCAGTGCCAGCACTTCCCACTTTCCCTCTGCTCTACGCAGGGGTTCCGTATCGGTTACATCGCCCTCATCGGTCAGATAATAGGTATGTCCCACACCATTCTGATAGGCGGTGACCTTGGCAACGGATGACCGGCTGTAGGAACGGGAAATTAGCTGGGATGTGCCATCCTCAAAAATGACATTGTGGCTGGGTCGCTGCCGAGGTTCAATTAGAATATTGAGGTAATCCCGATCAACAGAAAACCGCACCTGTACATCCCGAAGGCGATTGACCTTCCGTATGTAGGTGCGGAGATTGAAAAGCCCGTCTGTGACAGTAGGCCCCATATATTCTGTATTGTCCAGATTGGTGATCTGAAGATATGGCATGCGGTATGCAGCATCGCTGACCTCTTTGTAGTGATCAGTAAACTGCTGGGCAAGGAATGCACCGATGCTTTGCGCTGCTTCCACAAACGGCAACAGTCTGTCAAAGGCTCCGGCCACATCGCCCACTGTCACTGTGGTCTGCTGCTGATCCGGGGTGACCTGTTCCAATACCCAAATGTGACCGTTCATAATGAGGAAGTCGCCCTCACTGCCACGGGTAATCGTGGTGCCGTAGAGAACGATGGTTCCCACATCATTTTCAATGGATGCCAGCGGCACATTCCAGCTGACTACCTCTGCAGATGCGTATGTACGGAAGTCTTTTCTTCTTTTTATGAATGCAACCATATCACACACTCCTGTAGTAGTAATACACACGCACTGTGGCGCGGCCACTGATATCGCTGTCCGCAGACATGAGCAGTGTGCAATCTTCATTGACCGGGATTCGCGGGAATGGCTCATAGGCCAAATCCACACTGTTCAGCGCATCGGTGGTGATGCCGTCTGCATCTGTGATTTCCACCCGGCATTTGCCATACAAACTGGACACCGTGAAGGACTCATTATCTCCCAATGCGGCAGTCAGCGCACAGACTCCATAAGTCTTATTGCTGGAACTTCCCACCAGCGAAATTTTGGGATTGATGATCGCGCCCCGGTAGGTAATCTCAAAGGCCGCTGGGATATGGCCTTCTGCCGGAATATCTGCTGCCATGCTGCCTGCGCTGGAAGAACTATAAATCAAATCCGAAGTATAGCTATACGGGTATTTCAGAACATACCCCGATTCCGTGGACATGGCCATGCTGGTTGGTGCTGCCCGGTACCACGGGGACATGCAGGCCAGCGCAGTCGGCACTGTCAGCCACCGGGTATCCGTCAATTCTGTCTTTGTCAGATAATTGATCTGGACATCCCGGTAGAATTCCGTTGTTCCATAGGGCTTGTAGATCAGATGCAGGGCATTGGATGCGCTGCACCAGTCCACAAAACTGCGGTAGTCCGCGTATGCGTTTTCTCCGATGAATACCAAATCGCCGGTAATGGTACTCTGCGGTTCGGATTCTCCAGAGATGTCCCGGAAGAATCCTTTATGAATATCCGCGAAATTGGCAGGCAGTGTCAAACCCAGACCAGCCGGGTTTGACAGAAAAATGCCCTGCTCACCATTGAGGGGCAATCTGCTACCAATTTCATTTTCGATATAAAATTTTCTCAAATTGCAGCCCCCAATCGTGCATTGAATTTTACGAACAGATAATCAATGGTCGCTTGATCCAGCGTCTGCGGGTAGATATTGATAACCGTCTGGTTGCCGCCTGCTCCGGCTGCTGCTCCTGCCGCCGCGTCAACACTACCCTTTACAGAGATTTCCGGCTTGATGCTGGTGTTCATGTCTGCTGCCAGATCATTGACCGCATCGCTGATGCCCTTACTCATTTCCGCAGTAGCCTGTACCGCTTCATCGCCATCGCGCTGGATTGCGCCGGACAAGCCCTTCACCATCATCTGTCCCGCCCAGTCGAAAAGGTCGGAAGGGCTATGGATTCCGAAGTAATCGCAAATGCCATTCCAGATGGACTGGATCCACGCAGACACCTTCGACCACAACCAACTGGCCAAGGACTGGATGCCCTGCCAGAGTCCGCGGACGATATTTGCGCCCACATTCTCTATCTGGTACATGGTCGATCCGAAGGCCGACACGATGCCGGAAATGATCTGGGGTACCGCCCTGCAGACCTCCACCACAATGGACGGCAAATTGCGGATCAAAGAAACAAATAATTCGAATCCTGCAAGGATGATTTTATCTGTGTTGTCTGCCAGCGCACTGAGGATGCTGCCAATCAATTCTGGGACGGCTGTGAGAACCGTTACAATGATGGATGGCAGATCAGAAATCAAAGAAATCAGCAAATCGAATCCCGCCTGCACCAATAGGGGTATGGAGTCCAAAACCGCAACCACCAAATTATCCACAATGACCGGCACCGCAGTGAGGACGTTTTTCACAATGGATGGCAGGGCTGAGATCAAAGCACTGAACAGACTCAGTCCCGTACTGATGATCAACGGAATGGAGGATAACAAAAATTCCACCACCGAATTTACGATGGTGGGAATGGCTGCGATCAAAATTGGCAAGGCCGCCAGCGCGCCGGTGGCCAGTCCATCGACCAGTTGGGTCGCCGCATCCAGAATCAGATCCATGCTGCCGATCAGACTTGTGGCTATGGTGACCACGGCCATCACCGCCGATGGAATCAAATCCGGCAAGGCCGATCCGAAGCCTGTGGTCAATGCGATCACCAGTTGAACCGCTGCATCTGTTACCAAAGGTAGGCTTTCCAGCAGCGCAGAGGTCACAGTTAAAACCGCCATGACCGCCGCTGGGGTCAATTCCGGTAGCAACGACAAAATTGTACTCAGAACCTGTTCAAATATGCTGCTCACCGATTGTAGAACCATCGGGAGCAATTCGCCTATGGCCATGAGGATGGTTCCTACCACGGTCGGAAGTACCGCCACGATATTTTCTAGGACAGGTACCACGTTATCCTTTACCGCCTTGAATGCTTCCACCATATTCTGGGTCAGATTCTGCATGTCGGCATCTGCATTACCAAGGCCTGCAACGAAGGATTCTATGGATGCCTTCATAAGACCAATGGAGCCAGAAATGGTCTGAGTTGCTTCCCGCTCGAAGTTACCGGCATACTGCTGGGTCTTCTCCAAAAAGTATGCCATGGACACTTCTGCCTTCTCTGCATTGGACATGGACGCCCATGCTTTATCGTAGCCGTTGGCCATGGCATAGGCCTCCAGTGTGGTGTTGTTCATCGCCACACCGAGGTTATCCATCATAGTGTAGTTGCCCTTCGCCGCACCAGTCACAGCCTCCAAAGCGGCCTCGGTATCAATGCCCATAACGGATGCCATATCCGCTGCTCTCTGCATTGCTTCCGTGGTCATCTTCAGCGACTGCTGCTGGGTCAGTCCAGAACCTTGGAACAGTGCGCCCATCTTATTGGCGGTGGCCAGATACTCACTTTGGGATGTACCCATTGTGCGGTAGGCTTCCTCCGAAATGGACATGAGTTCGTTGGCATAGTCGCCGTAAACGGCAACTGCGCCACCCATGTTCTGCTCCAGTTCACCGAACTGCTGGACAACAGAGGTTGCCAGTTTTACAGTAGCTGCTCCTGCTGCCGCGATCACCGTACCCATCGCCGCGCCTACTGTCTTCAAAACAGAACCGAGGCCAGCAAAGCTCTTTTCAGAGTCCTCTGCGGCCTCGGCGGCATCGAGTATTTCATCGCCCATTTCATCGGCATCATCGGTGCATTCTTCCAGCTCCTGTTCCATGCCATTGAGGGCGGCTTTCGCGTTGTTCAACTGGATCTGCCAGTTCTGGGTGCGCCGGTCATTCTCACCAAAAGACTCCGTCGCATTATCCAGTGCCTTCTGCAGCATTTCGATCTTTTGCTTCTGGGCATCAATCTGGGTGGTCAGCACTTTATGCTTTGCTGCCAGTGCTTCTGCAGAACTGTCATTTTTACTGAACTGCGACTGCACCAGCTTCATTTCGCTGCCCAGCACTTTGAAACTCTGATTGATCTCTCCCAGCGCTTTTTTGAATTCTTTTTCGCCTTCCAGACCAATCTTGAGACCGAAGGTGTCAGCCATAGGTCATGCACCCCCTTCCTCAAACCCCATCCGGGATAATTTCATCAATGAAATGCTCCCGCTTGGGTCTGCTGATGCCGTTATACTGCTTGTGGCACTCCCATAGATCAAGGAGTAAACCAAACGGCATCAACCATGTTTCATCCCATGACAGGCGAAGCTGGCTGATGCCGTAATAAAGAAGTCGGGTAAATAACTCTTCGTCACTTACCCGACTGCCGCGTTTTTTGGATCATCCTCGCTGACGATATTGCGCTTGGTACCCTTATACAGGGCTTCCATGATGGCTGCCTTATAGGTGGCCAGATCTGCAGGGCTGGTCAGCAGTTCCACATCGTCCTCCGTCAGAAGTTCCCGGCGATCCTCCCGGTGCTTCAGATTATGGATGAGCAAAGACTGGTTCGCCAGCAGGGTGATCAGCCACACGATCTCACCGATGGCCATCTCGAAGTTTTCGGACTTCAGCAGCTTATCGCCCAGATTCTCCAGACCGCCGTATCGACCGGCAATCTGCTTGGTGGCTCTG